GTTTCTATGGGCATTATGCCACTGTGGGAATACCGAATGAAATGGTATGGTGAGGACGAGGAAACGGCTAAGAAAATGACCTCCGACAGCGCCGCAGAGGTGATAGAATAATGCTCAAAGCAAGCGAGATAGAGCGAGTTTCAATGATGTTTGACAAGCCCCTGCGTGACCTTGAAATGCAGATAATGGAGGATATCGTCCGCAGGATAAAGATAAACGGCGAGATAACACGTTCGGCGGATTGGCAGATATACAGGCTTCACGAGCTTGGAATGAGCAAGCGTGAGATAAAGAAAGCCATAGCCGATAACCTTGACCTCTCCAAAGCTGAGATAAAAGAGCTGTACAATGATATCCTGCAAAAAGGCTATGAATGGGACGATAGCATATACAAGACCAAAGGCAAAGCACGGATACCCCTTGAAGAAAATGAGGGTCTGCAAAGGCTGCTGTCGGCGGTATCGGAGCAGACTTCGGGGGAGCTTAAAAACATATCTCAGTCACTCGGATTTGCAGTAAAACAGCCTGACGGCAAGCTGAAATTCACGCAGGCGGCTGACTTCTATCAGCAGAACCTTGACAACGCCATAATGGGCATAGCGAGCGGAGCGTTCGACTATAACACGGTCATAAAGAAAGTCATTTCGGATATGACGAACTCAGGTCTGCGTACTGTGGACTATGCCACAGGCTGGAGCAACAGGGCAGACGTAGCCGCAAGGCGTTCGGTGATGACAGGGCTTTCACAGCTAACCGCAAAAATGAATGAGGACAACGCCAAAGAGCTTGGCACAGACTATTTTGAAGTCACTTGGCACAGCGGAGCAAGACCCTCTCATCAAGAATGGCAGGGCAAGGTCTACAGCAAAAAAGAACTTGAAACTATCTGCGGTCTTGGTACTGTGACAGGTCTGTGCGGAGCGAATTGCTATCACGATTATTACCCCTTTATCCCCGGCATATCTGAGCGTTCCTATACAGATGAGGAGCTTGCACAGATGAATGCAGAGGAGAACAAGCCTGTTAAGTACGGTGATAAAGAGTACACAAAGTATGAAGCTTTACAGCGGCAAAGAAAGCTTGAAACTGCAATGAGAGCTCAGCGACAGAAGATACATCTTCTTGAAGAGGCAGGTGCTGATGAGGAAGATATCATCAACGCACGCTGTCGATATCGTGGCACTTCCCAGGAGTACACGAGGTTTTCAAAAGCAATGGGTCTGCCTCAGCAGAGAGAGCGTGTAAACGCAGACGGACTGGGGAATATCGGGGTGGGAAAAACCAAGATAGACTTGACGCAAAAAGATTATAGTGATATAATTGATATGAAAGGTAAGATGTCTGATATAGACGTGCGAAAGTGGTACAGACACCATAACAAAAATATCCCTCAGCTTATCGACAAAAGCAAGTCTATTGAAGAACAGGCAAGGCAAGCTTGTGAACTGCGTAACAAGTATCGCTTTCAGGCAAGAGAGTTAATGGAAGATCAAAAAGCTCGTAAAACCCTTGACCAGACCGAACCTATCATTTCTTTTGAAGACTTGGTATCAAATAAAATGGTACGAAAAAACATGAGCAGAGAAGAAGCTATAGCAGACACTTTGAAAACCGCTGTAAAAACACGAAGATCAGTAGATAAAAGGTATGGATTGGATGATCAGCAATGAAAAAATATGAATACAATATTTGCACGGCTGCGGACAAAGAAATTTTTGAAAAGCAATGTGCGGCATTGGAAAAGCATATCCCAGGCATTGAACGGTCCGATATGCTGACAGATGTTGACGGCTCACAAACGCAGATATATGAATTAAACGGAAAGAAGATAATCGTACACAACAGTTATTATATAGACGCTGTGTACATTGATTCAGAAGTTGAACTTACAGAGTATTTCAAATGATAATTTTACCGCTTGACTAATGTCGGGCGGTATTTTTATACCCAAATATCGGAACTAAGCACCTTAACGGGTGCTTTTTTACACCATTTCGTCCTTGATATGACGTTAAACTGTCAGACTTTCACACCGCAGACAGAGCGGTATATAAGCTATGTAGAAAGGACAAACATATGAAAAACATTTTTGAGATCCTTGCCGCTCTGGGTATCGTTATCCCTGAGGACAAGAAACAGGACATCACAAAACAGGTGGCAGAGAATTATAAGACTGTGGCTGAGTTTGAAAAGGTGAAAAGCCGCCTTGAGGTGGAGCGTGATAACTATAAGGACAGTCTTGATACCGCACAGAACTCTCTCAAAGAATTTGAGGGCGTGGACGTCAAGGAGCTTAACGGCAAAGTTGCACAGCTCACCGCTGACCTCGCTAAGAAAGATACCGAGTATCAGGCGAAGATATCTGATATGGAGTTTGACGCTACCCTTGATAACGCTATCTCGGCAAGCAAGGCAAGAAACGTCAAGGCTCTTAAAGCTTTGCTTGATGTGGAAACTCTCAAAGCTTCCAAAAATCAGGCTGAGGATATCAAGACGGCTATCGAGAACGTGAAGAAAGATAACGATTATCTTTTTGAAAGTTCCGAGCCTATCAAGAACCCGGTTGCTCCCACAGGGACACCTGCCGCAGGTGAAGTGAGCAAGGAAACCTTTGCGAAAATGGGGTATATGCAGAGGCTGGAACTTAAACGAACAGACCCCGAAAAATACGAACAGTTGAAAGGATAGGATATTATGAAAATGACAAATGGCATTAGAATTTCTATGCAGTATTTCGCAGAGCAGACAAAGATCACCGACCTTATCGACCCTGAGGTAATGAGTGATATGATCGACGCAAAGATAGAGTCTAAGATAACTGTATCTCCCTTTGCGAAGATAGACAGAACACTCGTTGGCGTGCCTGGCGACACTATCACAGTGCCGCAGTACAAGTATATAGGCGACGCAGTTGATGTTGCAGAGGGCGTTGAGGCCGAAACTGTCAAGCTTGAAACAGACTCCACTCAGGCTAAGGTAAAGAAAGCCATGAAAGCGGTGGAGATAACCGACGAGGCTCTTCTCAGCGGCTATGGCAATCCTGCGGGTCAGGCGACTTCACAGCTTGCAATGTCTATCGCTTCTAAGGTGGACGCAGACAGCATGGACGCACTTATGAAAGCTCAGCTCATCTATGACGGCTCGGCTTCTGCTATCTCTTACAGCGGCATTGTTGACGCTGTTGACAAGTTCAATGAGGAGCTGAACACCGAAAAGGCTATGTTTATTAATCCTCATCAGAACTCACAGCTTAGAAAGGACCCGAACTTCATTTCAGCCGATAAGTATGACGGCAATGTGGTCATGACAGGCGAGATAGGCAAAATAGCGAACTGCCGTATCGTTCCGTCAAAGAAGGTTTCACTTAACGAGGCTATCCCAGAACAGTATGTGAGAGTTGACAGCGATGCAGAGGGTGCAAAGGAAGTTGTTGCGGACAGCACAGCTTCACCAACTGCTTCACAGATAAAGCTCGGCTCAGTAACGCCTTGTGCAGAGGGTTACGCTCCAAAGGTGGGTGACTATGTTGTAAAGAACGCCGCTGTTAAGGCTGGCACTTTCTACATATGCCCTATCATCAAGCTCAACGCTGATACTGAAACAGAGGACGAAACATCAGCTCTGACTATCTACCTCAAGCGTGACACCAACGTTGAAACAGAGAGAAGAAGCACAAAGCGCTGCACAGATATATCTGCTGACAAGCATTACACTGTGGCTATTTCAGATCAGTCAAAGGTAGTGCTTGCAAGATTCAAGAAGTAAAGAGGTGCGGCAGTATGAAAGCATATGCAAGCGAGAACTATTATATAGGCGTTTATCTTTGCGGCAAAGAGCCTGACATATCTGCCGCTTTTGATTTCTATGCAATGCAAGCCACAAGCCTTATGAAGCAATATACCCTTGACAACGTTGACGAGAACGATATCCCCGAAGAAGTGAAAATGTGCTGCTGCGAGCTTGCGGAGAATATTTTCAAGGCAGAGCAGGAGGGCGGCACTCAGGGGGTATCTTCCGAAAGCGTCGGGGGTTGGTCAAAGTCATATGAAAGCTCAGATATCCGCAGGCAGAACGCTGACAGAGCCGTTCACGATATCGTGTACAAATGGCTCAGCGGAACAGGACTGCTTTACAGAGGGGTGAGATAAATGCTTGCGAACAGCGATTGCACGGTGTATCTTTTTGACAAGCAGACAGAGGGATTTGTGCGGAAGTATGCAGAGAAAGTTTACTGGTGTGAGAATAAGTCGGGAAGCATCGTGAAAAGCGGTATGCAGACCTCAGACAGCACAAGGGTGTATTTCTATGACGATAATGCACCGAAAACCCCTGCAAAGGATATGCTTGTAAAAGGAAAATGCGAGTTTGAGTTTGATAATCAAACGCCGCAGAGCATATCTGAGAGCATGAAAATGTTCCGTGAGGAGTATGACTTTGTTACGGTAATGAGCATTGATGATTATATGTTCGGCGGTCTGCCACATATGGAGGTGAGCGTGAAATGAAGATAGGTCAGCCTATGGACAGCAGGGCTATCACTTGGGATAAGTCCTTTGCAGGCAAGTATTCAGAACGCTTTGATAAGGCTCAAAAGTTCATTGACGCCGAGTGCATAAGGCATATGGTGAAGTATACACCCACCCTCAGCACGAATCTGAGAAAGTCTGCCACGAGAGGCACAAAAATAGGCAGTGGCAAGATACAGTACCTTGCACCTTACGCACGCTATCAGTATTACGGCAAGCTTATGGTATCATCTGTTACAGGCTCGTCTTACGCCCGACATGGAGAAAAGAAAGTGCTTACCGACAAAGACCTTGTTTACAGCACTTTTAAAGAGCCACTTGCCGGTAAGCTTTGGTTTGAGCGAATGAAAGCCGACAAGAAACAGCAAATACTCAGAGGAGCGGCGGCGATAATGGGAGGCAAAGCGAAATGAACATAATCGAGCTTATGAAAGATATCTTGCAGCAGTTTCCGAAAATATCGGAGGTTTGCAACGATATCCATATCGACTTTACCGATGATACGCCAACAAATTACGGCTTGTCCTCAACAGGCGACAGCCTTATAAGCTCTGATATTCTGGGCGGTCAGACAAGACAGCATAACTTCATTCTCTATGCGGTGTATCAGTCTATGAACGACTTTGACAGAATGTCAAACAGCGGCGTACTGCTTGAATTGCAGATGTGGCTTGAAAGCTATGCAGACAAGCACCGAGATACCACGTTCACTACCATAACAGAGGACGAGGAAAGGACAGGCGTTCTTGAAAAGCTCACCTGTGCAAACGGAATGATATACGCAATACCAAACGAAAACACAAACGATACTGTGCAGTATCAATTGCAGATAGCGGCACAGTATCAGATATAAAAGGAGGAAAACATATGCCTGATTATTCATACAAGAGCGGAAAGCTCAACAGAAGTCATCTTCTGCATTATCTTGACACTACATTCGCAGCGGTCGCCTCATCACCAAGCTGGTATCTTCTCGGCAAGGACGTTGAGGACGCAAGTGTGGCACTCAATCCTGACACTTCCATAAAGAAGAATATCCTTGATGAAACCACAGTTGAGGACAACGGCTATGAGCCTGAGTTCGACCTTGACACATTCTATGCAAAGCCCGGTGACGCACTTTACGAAAAGCTCAAGGATATCATGATGAATCGTCTTACCGGTGACGCCTGCAAGACAAGCGTGCTTGAAGTCATCGTTGACAAGACCACAGGTGCGTATGACGCTTGGACGGAAGATATCATCGTCAAGCCGCAGTCATATGGCGGACCGCAGGGGGGCGTAAATATCCCGTTCAACTGCACTTTTGCAGGAAACAGAGTGAAAGGCTCTGTCACCTTTGCGGCAGGCGTGCCAACGTTTGCAAAGGCTACGGAAGAATAAACTATATGACAAACATATGAAAGCACTTCGTTCAGGGCGGAGTGCTTTTTGTTTGCCATAATACAGAAAGGATGATAAAAATGTCAATGCAGTCAATAGATTTTAACAGCGGCAATTACAAAGAGTACGCTATAAACGGTGACGAGAACAGAGTGATAAGGATAAACGTGTCAGACGTTGGTATCATCACTAGGATACAGGACGCTATGAGTAAGGTTGACAATATCGCAGAAGAAGTGTCAGAACGTGAGAAGAATGAGGACAGAACTCAGCTTCTCAAAGAGTATGACCAGCGTGCAAGAGAAATGGTCAATGACATATTTGGAACGGATGTGTGTACGGCGGCGCTCGGAAGCGTGAACGTGTTCTCTGTGGCTTCAAACGGCAAGCCTGTGCTTGTGAACTTCCTTGAAGCGCTTCTTATTGTGGTGGTGCAGGAGATAAAGTCAGCACAGACGGCGGCTCAGATAAAGCTCGAAGAAAAGGTGGAGAAGTACATAGCACCTGTTATCGCTCATCAACATATTGCTCAGCCTGCGGTCAACGTGGCGGAGCTTTCTGACGAGGACAAAAAGGCTCTGCTCAGGGAGCTGCTGAAATGATAGGCAGTTTGCCAACAGCCCTTGAAATAGACGGCAGAGAGTATGCCATACGCTCAGATTTTCGGGCCATACTGCGGATCTATTCAGCCTTTGCAGACCCCGAACTTGACGAGCGTGAAAAGTGCTATGTGTGTCTTAAATGCCTTTATGCTGAGGATATCCCACGAGAGCATTTGCAGGAGGCTGTCAACAAGGCTTATTGGTTTGTTGGTGGTGGAGATGTTCCGCAGGAGAGCGTTCAGCCTGCAAAGACTATTGATTGGGAGCAGGATGAGAGTATTATTTTTCCTGCGGTGAACAAGGCGGCAGGCTTTGAAACGAGGACGGTAAAATATCTTCATTGGTGGACTTTTCTTGGCTATTTCAATGAGATAGGCGAGGGGCTTTTTTCGTCTGTTATAGGCATACGGCAAAAGCTTAACAAGGGCAAAAAGCTTGAAAAATACGAGCAGGAGTTTTACAGAAACCACCGCAATATGATAGACCTTAAACAAAAGCTCTCAGCAGAAGAGCAGAGGGCCGAAAACGAGGACAAAGAGTTTCTGAAACAACTGACGGGAGGTGAATGACAATGGCTGACGGGTGCTTGAATTTTGACACCAACATAAACAAAGAGGGCTTTGAAAAGGGCTTGAAAAGCCTTTCCGATATGGTGGGGGATATCAAGCCAAAGCTTAAAAGCCTTGCAATGGCTCTGACAGCTGCATTCTCTGTCAAGAAGCTTGTGGACTTCGGCAGGCAGTCCATAGAAACAGCCTCAGACCTTGCGGAAGTTCAGAACGTTGTCGATACGGCTTTCGGAGAGTCCAAGCAGAAAATGGAGGACTTCGCTGACACGGCTGTAAAGACCTACGGCATTTCAAAGCTCACCGCAAAGCAGACAGGCTCAAACTTCATGGCAATGGCGGCAGGAATGGGGCTTGCCAATGACAGTGCAAGCGATATGGCTATGGCTCTTACAGGGCTGTCTGCGGATATGGCGTCATTTTATAACGTTGGTCAGGACGTAGCAAGCACGGCTCTGAAATCAATTTTTACAGGCGAAACTGAGACCCTCAAACAGTTCGGTATCGTTATGACGGACGCCAATTTGCAGGCGTATGCACTTTCAAAGGGTATAACGAAGTCAACTGCCGATATGTCGCAGGCTGAAAAAGTTCAACTGAGATACAACTACGTTATGTCACAGACGGCTCTTGCTCAGGGGGACTTTGCAAAGACTTCTGACAGCTGGGCGAACCAGACAAGAATACTCTCTGAGCAATGGAAAGAGTTCGGAGCAACTATCGGCACTGTGCTGATGAACGTTCTTCTGCCTGCTGTCAAGGCGATAAACAGTCTGCTTTCACAGCTCATAGCTTTGGCACAGGGGGCAGCGAGGGCACTTTCAGAGGCGTTCGGTTTTGAACTAAGCAACAGTGCAGACAAGGCTCAAAGCATAGTGAAAAGCACCTCTCAGGCGGCGGATAATTACAGCGATATAGCCGACAATGCACAGCAGGCTCAGGAGGCACAGGAAGGCTCTCTTGCAAGCTTTGACCAGATGAACAAGCTGAATGATGAGAGCAAGTCAGACAGCACTGGGGTCAGCGGAGCTGGGGAGATAATGCAGCCTTCCGGGACTAGCGTTGAGGTGGATACGGGTAAGGCAGATAAAAAGCTGTCTGACTTTTTCACATCAGTGAGAACTCAGTTTGAAAAGCTTGCAGACTATCTTGATAAGAATTTTAAGCCTATTTTCGCCGATATATGGAGCGGACTTGAAAGAGAGAGCATTGAACTTGTTCAGATACTCGGCGGAGTTTTCAGCGATATAAAGTCGCTTTCCGAGCCGCTCAAAGCTTATTTTATAAACGATTTTACACCGCTTATGCAGACCGCTTTCAGCACGCTTGGCAAGATAGGCATAGGACTTTTTGACAGCTTCAACAAGGTGTTTTCTGATATCTGGAATGTGGCAGTGTTCCCTATACTGCAAAACTTCCTCACTGTAGGATTACCCCTAATGGCGGATTTTGGCACGCAGGTATGGAACACGCTAGGCGTACTGTTTGACAACATAAAAGAGATCTTCGATACCTTGTGGAACGGCGTTGCACAACCTGTGTTGAACGCCTTGAAAACACTGTGGTGCGATACTTGGCAGAGCATTTCAGACTTTTGGAACGAGTGGGGACAGCCTATATTTGACGGCATAAACGAGGGTATAACCACCACAAAGAACGTATTCCTCAACCTGTGGGAAACAGTCTTGAAACCTGTGTTTGACAAGCTCATGGACGTGGCTGACAGCGTTTGGACGGAGCACTTGAAACCTCTGCTTGATGAGTTTCTCGACTTTGTTGGAACACTTATCACAAGCGTTCTGAGCATTTACAACAAAGCCATAGCACCTGTTGTGAACTGGCTTGTGAGCATACTCGGACCGATAGTCAGCAGTGTGCTTGGTAAGATAATAAAGATAGTGGGCAATGTCATAAGCAATATAATTGACGCCGTGAAGAACATCATTTCAGCACTTAAAGGCGTTGTGCTGTTCATAGCGGGAGTGTTCACCGGTGATTGGAAAAAAGCTTGGCAGGGTGTAAAGAAGATTTTCAAAGGCGTATGGGACGCACTTGTTGACATAGCAAAAACACCTATTAATTTGATAATCGGGCTTATAAATGGTCTGACAGGTGCAGTTGAGGACGCTTTGAATTGGATAATCGACGGCATAAACGAGCTGAGCTTCACAACACCTGATTGGCTTCCCGGTGATCTTGGCGGTCAGACATTTGGCTTTGACCTAAGCCAAATTGATATCCCCGAAATACCCAAACTTGCCCAAGGTGCAGTAATACCGCCGAACTCTGAATTCCTTGCAGTTCTGGGCGATCAGAAGCGTGGCACGAATATCGAGGCACCGCTTGATACTATCACGCAGGCTGTTTTGCAGGCTCTTGTGTCATACGGCGGAGCAGGCGGAAATCAGAAGATAAGCGTTACCATACCGCTTACGCTCAATGGCAGGACTATTACACAGATAGTTATTGATGATATCAACGACTATATCAAGCGCAACGGCAGGTCGCCCATAAGGGCATAGGAGGTGCAGAAAATGAAAAGCAGAGGACTTATATTCGGAAGCGAAAGGGTCGCCACACCTGCGGAAGTGAGCTTTACAAACAACAAGATATGGTCGAACAATGCAGGGCGGACGGCTAACTGCAAAATGGTGGGCGATATAAGAGCCATAAAGAAAACTGTCACGTTGAAATGGTATCATCTCACAGGCGAGGAGACGGCAAAACTCAATGAGTATATCTCCAACGTTGACAGTCCGTTTTTCAGTATCACGCTCCTTGATGAGACATTTCAGGAAAGCACTTTTGACGTTTACGCAGGCGACCCAACTTATGAGGTTTTTGGCTGGGACGAGAACAAGCAGTTCTGCAAAGGCGTTGCGGTGGACTTGATAATGCAGTAAGGGGGCGTTTGAATGTACAAAACAGGGGAGCTTGTGGCACAGCGTATTGAGAGCTATTGCCGTACTTGGCGTTTGTGGATAGAGAATGCAGAGGGCATTATATCAGGCGACAGCATTATGTCAGCTGATAGCTCCACGCAGGCAACAAGCCTTTCCGATGATATCGAGCTGGGTGCCGTGTGTTCGCAATCGTGGAACATGACCATAAGTGACACTGAAACAGCGTTTCTTGGTAAAGAGTATGACACATATCTGTATCTCGTAGACTACGAAACTAGCGGCATACTTGGCGACGAAAAAATACCAATGGGACGTTTCACCTGCGTGAAGTCAAAAAAGTCGGGCGGCAGCGTTCAGCTGACAATGGCGGACAGACTGTACTTTTCGGATAAACCATATGTGCCGCATATCCCTATGCCAAACTGGAATAAAGCCGTTGAAGACGACATTTGCAGACAGCTTGGCTTGCAGAACGGCAATGATTATACAGAGGTGCGACTACTGCGTGACAAGAACGGCAGAAGGCTGATAGATAAGAACGGCAAGGTGCTGTACTCAAAGTATTTCTATTTCAAGGTCAGCTCAGTGCCAAAGGACGTGACCATGCGGCAAATGCTGTCTTACCTTGCCTCAGCTCAGGGACAGTTCGGGTATGTTGACAGGTACGGAAAGTACGTCCGAAAGTGGTATGGCAAGTCTGTGAAAACATTGGATAACAATACGATAGACCTGCCAACACTGTCAGAAAGGCAGAACGCTATCGTGGGCATTATCTGCAAAGTGAGTGATGATGTAACGTTGTCACTAGGCGTGACAGATACCACGCAAGGACGTGTGCTAGAGTTTGAAAATCCGTACATGACAGAGTCTTTGCTACAATCTCTGTGGCGCAGGATAGGTGGATTTTCGTGGTATACCACTGAGCTATACCACAGACTTGGTGACCCACGTTTCGACATAGGTGACGTGGTGACATACACCAACGGCGTAGACAGCTATGACATACCAATAACGAATTTAGGATTTACCTTTGACGGCGGACTGAGTGCTGATATTTCGGCAGTGGGTCTGAGTGTTGAAGAACAGCTTTAAAAAAAGGGGGCGAGATAATGGCTGATGAAAATGTGACATTGGCGCAGGATATCACTGAAAATGACTATCCGATGCAACACGCAGGTGAGGAAATCGATGAGATACTGAGCCGAGCCGGCAAGATACACTATGGCACTGTGGAACACAAGATGACGGGAGCAAATGCGCTGATGCGGATACCGCTTGGACTGAATTTTGCGCCTAAGCAGGTTATAGCAACACTACGGCAGACAGACATACCAACACCATACAAGACGTTCTGCACCCACGTTAGTGGTTCGGGAAAGTCGTACTATCTGAACGTCTGCATGGGAGCTAATAACGGGTCAACAGTAAATGTCCCGACAGGAACGTACTATGTGGATTACATTGCGATAGAATAGAGGGGTGATTAAATGACGATAACATTAAATGCGGATTATGACGTAACCCTAAGCACAGCCCTGCTGGGCTATGTTGGTGAAACTAATGCTAGACCCGTATCGGTCGAGGGCATGGAGATAGACGGTGCAGACCGCTATGTGTTGACTATCGACTATGGCGACGGCACAGTGTATGAGGTCGATATCACAGGCGGACAGTGGACACCTACGGCTGATATACTGCGGTCAGCGCAGACAGTCAGCTGTCAGATATGTGCAAAAAAGCTGTCAGGGCAGGAATACATACTGCTGAAAAAATCACGCATATTCCGCCTGAGAATAGGTGCGGCTATCGGTGATAATGCCGTGCCGTCACCAAGTGTGGCAGCTGACGCACTAGACCGCATAGATGCCATAGG